TAAAGGGTAAGTCGAGCAAACTAAGCGCCAACTATTGGTCGCGCAAAGCATGGGATTGTTAGATGGCAATTACAACATACGCAGAGCTGCAATCCAGCATCGCTGACTTTCTGAACCGCGATGATTTAACCAGCACAATCCCCACGTTTATTTCGCTGGCCGAGGCAAATTTTAATCGCACCGTGCGCCATTGGCGTATGGAGAAGCGCAGCACCGCGATTGTGAATACGCAATACACCGGCTTGCCTGCTGACTTTTTAGAGCCGTTGCGGTTTAGCATTACAAGCGGCACAACGATGCGCCTTGAGCTGCTTAGCCAAGCGCAAATGCTTGATCGCCGTCAGGATAGCCACAACGTTACGGGCGATCCTAGATATTACGCAATGACGGACGGCTCAATAGAATTGTTGCCGACCCCTTCTGCTGATCGCACGCTGGAGATGGTGTATTATGCCAGCCCAACATCATTAAGCGGCAGCAATGCAAGCAACTGGCTTTTAACTTACTACCCCGATGCGTATCTATATGGCGCATTGGTTCACAGCGCACCATATCTTGCCGATGATAATCGCATACAAGTTTGGGCGGCATTGCTGCAGAGTGCCATAGATGGTATAAACGCAGATAGCGAAAAGGCCACATATGGTGGAGTTGGCCATAAAATGAAGATTAGGAGTTACTAAATGGCAACGTTAAACGATAGGGTACTAGATAACGGCTTGACCGTTTTGGATACCGAGGCAAATCGTGTAGATATTTGCTCATCTGAGCCAACCACATATGCCGCTGCAACAAGCACTCTGACGCTTGGGAATGAAACCAGCATAAGCATATCAGCCCCTGCCGATGCATCGCCAAACGGACGCAAGGTTACGCTGGCAGCGATCACTGGCGCATCTGTGACCGCGACCGGCACGGCAACGCATTATGCGATTACTGACACCGGCAACAGCCGCTTGCTTGCTACTGGCGCGTTATCAGCATCACAGGCGGTTACATCTGGAAACACATTTTCTCTGACAGCATCAGACATTCGCATTCCAGATCCAGCATAAGGGCTAAACAATGGCCGTTCTTAAAAATCGGGCAAAGATGTCCACCAGTACAACGGGTACTGGAACCATTACGCTTGGCAGTGCCGAGGATGGCTATCAGAGCTTTGCTGATGCTGGGGTAGCTAATGCAGATGCAGTCCGTTACGTTATTGAGGACGGCAGCAACTGGGAAATAGGCACAGGTACTTATACGGCCACTGGCACCACCCTGTCACGCACGGTAAGCGAAAGCAGCAACTCAGACGCAGCGATTAATCTTAGCGGCTCAGCTACAGTGTTTATCGGGGCTACGGCTGAGGATATTCCTGCGCTTTATGCTGATAATCCATCTAGCGCTACTACTCCAACTGCGAGTGGGGCGAATGCTATAGCAATTGGTGACAACACAACTGCTAGTGGCGAAGATGCTGTAGCGATTGGAGACAATGTAGTTGCCAGCGGTTTAAGAAGTATTAGCCTTGGCGGCTTTAGCGATGCTACTGGAGATTATTCAGTTGCTCTGGGCGCTGGCGCTCAGGCTCTTGGCGAAAATGCTGTAGCTATTAAGGGCAATGCTAATTACCAGCGCACTACTGCAATCGGCATGAATAGTGGTGGGAGCAAATCAATCGCTGGTGTAGCTGGCACAAATACGGGTGGTGCAACAGCTTTAGGCGGCTCTTACGCGGGAGCATTAGACAGCTTTGCAGCCGCCATAGCTAACAACAGTTCAAGCTATGGGGCGACTGGTGCTAATAGTATTGCTATGGGGTATCAGGCTAAGGCGACAGGTGATAATAGCAGAGCAATGGGTTATCAAGCTATTGCCAGTGGTAGCAATTCTCTTTGCTTTTCACAGCAAAGTGAAGCAAGCGGCTCAAGCAGTTCTGTGATTGGTGGGTACGGCAACGTAGCTGATTTTACTTATGGGTTCGCATCTGGGCAATATGCACATACTAACAATGTATATGGCAAAATGGCACGAGCCAATGGACGCTTTGCTGCAACGGGTGATGCGCAACATGGTACGTTTGTACTTAGATCAGATACAACTGATGCTACAGCAGAAGTTTTAACTTCAACAAACAGTACATCTATTCTCGATAAGGCTCAAGTAAACGTCCCCTCAAACGCAGCCTTTGCATTCCACGGCACAATCGTTGCCAAGCAGTCTGGCTCTGCCAATGCAGCGGCATGGAAGGTAGAGGGTTTGATTGTAAACAACGGCGGCACAACAACGCTTACCAATTCTGCAACTACAGTCCTCAGCAACACGCCATCTTGGGGTATGGCACTAAGTGCAGATGACACTAACGATGCACTGGCAATCACAGTCACAGGTGCAGCATCAACAGACATCAGGTGGGTGGCTACGATCCACACATCTGAAGTAACTTATGCCTAAAGGAGAAACTAATGGCTATTCAGAATAACATCGAACAAGGTGCCTCTCAGTACGGCATTGCATTTAACAACGCATACTACCGCATTGTGACAGCGGCTGTGTCACGCCAGCGTGGAACTGATCCAAAGTTCAGCGTGATGATTGACTTGAGTGCTTATGCTACAGCAACGCCTGATGATGATACCCGTGAGGTAGACTTTAAGCGGTACAACGCAAACCTGACAGATATCGAAGCTGCATCAGGCTCAACATTCTTGGACAAGTGCTATTCTTGGGTAATGGCTCAGGACGACATGGCGGGAAGCACGGCCGTTTAAGGAGTAACCTATGGGCATTGTAATTGACTACACAAGCGACTTCTTTCAGCCTTCTCCCTCAGCGGAAAAGGTCGGCACTATTACGACTGGTAGTATTGATCTAGGCAGCGGAAATGTGTTTAGCGATGCCCCTTCTGCTAATGTAACTTACACGTTTAGCAGTCCACCTGCGACTGGCAATGCCTATGGTTTTACGTTGAAGGTAACGCCATCAGCAACGGTAACGATTACATGGCCTACGTCTGTTGACTGGGCAGGTGGAGCAGCACCAACTGCACCTGCATCTGGCGAGACAGACATCTTTGCGTTTTATACGCAAGACGGTGGCACAACTTACTATGGTTTCCAAGCAGGGGATGCGATGGCATGAGCATTCCTAGGTTAATGCAGATGGCTAAATCTGGCGCATCAGCGGGTGGCGGTGGTGCTGCTGGTGATGGCGATTTTACATCTGCTACCTATGATAGCTCATATACTATACCAAGCGTGACAAATCTTAGAGGCATTGTTGTAAGCGACGATGAAACTAAAATTCTTGTGGTCGATATAAGTGCGTCTACAAATTATTTGATTAGGGTCGAGCTAACTACTGCGGGAGATTTGTCCACAGCAAGTGTTGCTGATACTTCGTCGATAGGTACAGGAACAAAGTTTAATTTATTCCTGCAGTCACCATCAATTGTTTGGGCGATGGATGCAAGTGCTGACAGTATAAAAAAATACACATTAAATGCTGATTTTGGAGATAGTATTTCTTCTACTGGCACAACTTCCGTACCTGCTGGAGCAAACACAACATCAAGCGACAATCCCAACAGTGTGACTTTCAATAATGATGGTTCTAAAATGTTTATTGGCGACTGGAACGCTGATGGTGTTCAGGAGTTTGCATTAAGCACTAACTATGACCCATCTACAGCCACTTATACAGACAATGGCGATGTCTCTACCCAGACAGTAAGTCCTTATGCGCACTTTTGGGGGTCAAGTGGTACTAAGCTATACGTCCACGAAGGGTCTGCTGGAACAAGCGAGCTATTCCAATACACTCTTTCTACAGCATATGATGTTTCAACAAAAAGCTACGATGGGTCTTTGATGTTAGATGATGGGCCTCTTACAACCAATGGGTACGCTGTAGGCGTTGGGTCAAACAGTAACGACAATGCTCTTTATGTTGCCGTTGCTGATTTTGTTAGTGGCACAACCTCTATAGCAAAATACACAGCATAGTCGGAGAAAATAATGTATATCAAAATCACAAACGGCGTTCCATCAAAGTACACGATAGGACAATTACGCCGTGATAATCCGCAAACCAGCTTTCCACGCATAATACCTGACAGCGTCTTAGCTGATTACAGCGTTTACCCTTGTAGCATTGTTGACGTTGATATTGATGCATTGGTTCAAACGAAAGTTGATGGTGATTACACGCAAACAAATAATGCTTGGTCGTTGCAAAGGGTTGCCTCTAACTTGCCACAGCAAGATGCCGAAAGAAATGTGCGAGAGCATAGGGATGCTTTACTGTCAGAAACTGATTACCTTGCTTTGTCCGACAATACTATGTCTGCCGCAATGACTACCTATCGTCAGGCACTTCGTGATATAACAGATCAGGCAGGGTTTCCCTTTAATGTTACTTGGCCCACTAAACCGTAGGAGTTAACACATGCTAGGTTTCAGCCCATTAGCGTCTGCCCCATTAGCCGACACAGGGGCTGTTGCAGAAGCAGCATTTGGCCTTGATGATATTGTTGCTGGCGCACCCACGGTTGCTGCTTCAACGATCTCTCAAGTTCACGTTCTAACGTCAGCCGATATTACGGCGGGTGTGCCTACGGTTTCGTCAGTTGTATTAACTAGACCTAACAATGCGCTAACATCAACTGACATTGTAGCAGCAAACCCGACAGTTGCTGCCCCTACGCTAGTTGCAAATTCCGCCCTTACATCTACGGATATTACGGCGGGTGTGCCTACTGTCGCAGACGCCACCGCGACATCAGATCAGGCCTTAACCAGCGTTGACATTACTACCGGCGCACCTGTTATTGGCTCGCCTGACTTAGATCACAATCACGCATTTAGCGGCGATGACATCGTGGCTGGCGCACCTGCGGTTTCCACGTCAACCATCTCGCAGATCCACACGCTGGCATCGTCAGACATCACGACAGGCGCTCCTACAATTGCCACGGCCACGGCTGCGGAAGAGGCGCATCTAACGTCAGCCGACATTGTTTCAGGCACCCCAACTATTGCTGATGTTACGATTAGCCAAGTTCACAATTCAACTGCGTTGGATATTGACGCTGGCGCACCTGTCGTTGGAACGCCTGTTATAACCGGCGCTCAGAGCTTAACGTCAACAGATATTACGGCTGGCGCTCCTACGATAGAAGCGTCTACGCTGGTTGAGAATGTCGCGCTAACATCGACGGGTATTACAACTGCCGCGCCAACAGTTGCCGCTTCAACGATTAGTCAAGTTCACGTTATAACGCCTGACGGCATATCTACCGGCACCCCGATTGTCGGCGCTACAAGCATCACGCAGATCCACAGCATCACGCTGAATGACATCGTGGCCGGTGCGCCAACCGTTGGCCCAGCGCGGTTTAAGTGGCAAGTCGAGCCTGTCGGGCCAGAAACGTGGACGGAGCAAGCTGTCGGCGCGGAAACATGGACAGAGCAAACTGTCAGCGCGGAGACTTGGACAGAACAGGAAGCAGCATAGTGTTTGCTGGCAAAATGATATATAGTGCAAAAAAGCGCGAGGCGATTAAATGACGATTAGCATAACCAAACCCACAGTCGGCGGTTCAGAGAATACATGGGGAACCACGATCAACACGGCACTTGATGACGTTGTGGACGTTCTGAACGGTGATACCGCAAGCACCCCAGACTTAACTGCTGGATCATGGAAGGTCGGCGGCACGGCTGTTACTGCTGATGCTGCGGAGATCAATAAGCTGGACGGCTTTACTGGAGATGCTGCTGACTTAAATTACGCAAAGGATTTGCGGGCAACCGGCGTAACCACAACTGAGTTCAACAAGCTGGACGGCTTAACAGCCTCTACCAGTGAGCTAAATAAGATGGATGGGGTTACTGCCACAACGGCAGAGATAAACAAGCTGGATGGTGTGACGGCTACTACAGCAGAGTTGAACCATACTGACGGTGTGACCAGCAACATCCAGACGCAGTTGAACGCCAAGGCGTCTACATCAACAAGTATTTCTGCTGGCGGCGGTTTAACGGGTGGTGGGTCTTTAGCGTCCAACCGCACCATCAGCCATTCAGACACATCAAGCCAAAGCAGCGTAAACAACAGCGGCACGACGGTTATCCAAGACATCAGCCTTGACACATATGGTCACGTTACGTCTATCGGAAGCACAACAATTAGTATTCCAACACAAAGCACAAGCTTTGGCGCGGTTGGCACATATGCTTATTTACTTCGTAAGTATAACAGCGGCAGCGGAAACTCAAACTTGGCGGTTGGCTCAACCATATCCGGCTCGGGGGTAGGTTATTACACAATTCACGGGTCTACACAAACAACTGCGGCCAGCACCGTTAGCGGAACGTGGCGAAACATGGGGATGGTTGTGTCTAGGGCTGTTACGTCTACTAATTATTCCATAAATCTATTCGTGAGAATTTCATAATGACAAGCAAAACTATTTCAGAGTTTCGGAACGCGCAGTCTTTAAATGTTGAAAACACAATGTTTGATCTGGAATTACTTCACCCAGATCATGGCTGGATACCTTACACTCTAAACCCAGATGACGCCGATATGACTATCAACAACGACGATCTGCGTGCTTTGATCGGATCAGAATATGCTGAGTATGTAGCGCCCACCCAATCTGAGCTAGACAATATCGCGGCACACGATGCGAGAGTGGAGCGTGATTTGATCTTGGCTAATGATGTTGATCCACTTGTGTCTAACCCCTTGCGCTGGGGAGATTTGAGTGAGGATAAAAGGCTAGAATGGTCGCAATACAGATCAGACCTTTTAAATGTGCCGCAGCAATCTGGATTCCCAAGCGCCATTAATTGGCCAAATAAGCCAGCGTGAAAATATGACCCTCGTACCTCTCGACATTCCCGCAGGCTTCTACCGCAACGGCACTGACCTTGAGCAGTCTGGCCGCTGGCGCGATGGTAGCTTGGTCAGGTGGCGCGATAACAGCTTGCGCCCCATAGGCGGCTGGCAGGAGCGCAAAGCGTCATTCAGCACAAACCCTGTGCGCGGAATGCACACATGGGAGTCAAACACCGGCACGGCTTATGCTGCTGGTGGATCATATAACGAATTAAAGGCAATGACCGGCTCTGGCACTATTTATGATATTGCTCCAACAGATCTGGCGGCAGGCCGTGAAGATGCAGAAGTTGAGACGGGATACGGTTACGGCTTCTACGGCGATGGCTTCTATGGGACGCCGATCCAGCAAAATGCAAACGCTGTGCCAGAAGAAGCCACCCAATGGAATTTAGATAATTGGGGCGAGTATTTGGTTGCTTGCAATAAGGATGACGGGCGCTTGTTGGAGTGGCAGTTAAACCCAGCAGTTAAAGCGGCTCCGATTGCAAATGCCCCTACGGGCAATCTTGGCTTAGTTGTAACGGAAGAGCGTTTTATCTTTGCCTTGGGTAGTGGCAACAACCCGCGTAAAATTTCATGGTGTGATCGTGAAAACAACACAGTATGGACACCAGCAGCTACAAATGAGGCTGGTGATATTGAGCTTGCCGATAGCGGGCAGATCATGCAGGGCGTCAGAACGCGAGGCCAGACGCTTATTCTGACAGATACATCAGCCCACACAGCGCGATACCTTGGCCCGCCTTATGTGTATGGCTTTGAGCGCGTTGGTACATCGTGTGGGGCAATATCCCGCAAGGCTGCGTCTGACGTTGATATGGGCGTTTTCTGGATGGGCCAGCGTGGTTTCTTTAGGTTCGACGGTAACAGCGTTCAAGAAATACCCTGCGATGTCTTCGACTATGTGTTTGGCGACTTTAACCCAGCGCAGCAATCAAAGGTTTGGTCATTTGCCAACGGCCAGTATGGCGAGGTGTGGTGGTTCTATTGTTCTGAAGGTGCTACTGAAATAGACCGCTACGTTGCCTATGATTACAAAGAGGGCCATTGGTTGATTGGCAACCTGTCTCGCACGGCTGGCGTTCAGCGCGGCGTTTTCCGTTATCCATTTATGGCGGGCCACAACGCAGACAGTGACATTTATGAGCATGAAGTGGGCCTTAACGTAGACAGCTCATCAATCTTTGCCGAAAGCGGGCCAATATCTATTGGCGCGGGGGATCAGGTTGCGCGTGTCACTGAGCTTATCCCTGATGAAAAAACGCAAGGTGATGTAAACGTCACGTTTAAGACACGGCTTTATCCAAATGGCGCTGAGACAAGTCATGGGCCGTTCACAACTGCAAACCCAACGTCAGTAAGATTTACTGGTCGGCAGGTTCGTATGCGGGTTGATGGAGCGATCTTGTCTGACTTTAGAGTTGGCAACATGCGAATTGATATGAAAGCTGGGGGCCGTAGGTAATGCCGGTTCCAGTATTACCCCCTATTGGCCCAGATTTGCGCCAATGGGGGCGTCAGCTAACAATATACTTGCAGCAAAACCTAGCAAAGCTTGGGTTTAAAACGTCAGACGATAACCCGTCTGAGAACGGCGTCATCTTGTGGGATAACGTAAACGGCTACCCTGTCGTATCTAAGAATGGCGAGTTCCGGCAGATTGTTTTGGAAGATGGCCACGCTGACTTTATGAAGACGGCTGATGTCGTGCCGGTAGCAGCAAACACAGCGTATAAGCTGACTTACGATGCTCCCACCGGCAATGATGGAATAACACAAGGAACACCAGCTTCAAGGATTGTTTTTGAGGAGGCTGGCCAATACGTCATATCGTTTTCTGCGCAAATATCATCGACATCAGGCAGCACGGTTCACTTCTACTTCTGGCCCAGCGTAAACGGAACCAACGTGGCCGACAGCGGCATGACAACGGCGATGCACAATAACAACGCAACGCTGGTCACGTCGCGCACGCAGATATTCACGCTTGCGGCTGGTGACTACTTGGAAGTGAATTACATGATCGACAGTACGTCGGGCTTCTTGAATTACACCGCAGCGTCTTCGCCTGTGCCAGCAATACCCGCGTCAACTTTAGCAATTACGAGGCTTCATGGATAAAGAGCTTGAAAGATGCCGCGATTGGATTGAGGCCGCTCTGCAATACTCAGGCGGCACGCATGACTTTATCGACGTTGCCGAGGGTATATACAAAGGTAGCATGCAGCTCTGGCCAACGCCGAGGGGGTGTATAGTAACTGAAATCGTGGTATATCCTAAGAAGAAGGTTTTAAACGTATTTCTTGGCGGCGGTGAATTGGGTCAGATTTTAGATATGCACGAAGATGTGGTAGCATGGGCGAAATCTCAAGGATGCTCTGCATTGACGATGACGGGCCGGTTTGGCTGGAAGAAACCATTGAAGGCGCATGGATGGGTTCCACTGCACGCCTCATATTTGAAGGAGTTTGAATAATGGCAGGCGGCAAGGGCGGCACACAGACGTCAGAGATTACGATACCAGATTACATTGAGGATGCGGCACGCCGCAACTTGGCTAAAGCAGAGGACATCAGCCAGATTGGTTATGTGCCTTATTACGGGCCAGACGTTGCAGCGTTCACGCCAATGCAAGAGGCATCATTCCAGCAAACTGCTGACGTGGCATCTGCGTTTGGCCTTGCCGCGCCTACGACACAAACGGATATTATGGGAGGTATGCCTGCCCCCACCCAATACGCTGGCGGCGTAAGGGGCTACAGCGCAGCGCCAATGTATGAGCAGGCTGTGTCTGAGCTTGCCGCACAGCGCCCAGCGCAAGCTGAATATCTGCAAAGCTTTTTCATTGACCCAATGACCGGCGAAACCATACGCGATTACGGCCAGCCAGCGGTGTCTCCCGTTGCGCCTATGGCCTCACCTGTTGCGGGTGGCGGTGGAAGCTCCGATGACCCCATATACACTGCGCCAACCGGCAACCCATATGCAGATGATTATTTTGGCGAAAGCATTGTGAACTTTGTATCTGGCGGCGGCATCCTTGGCGCGGCGAAGGACGCTATTGCTGGTCTTAGCGATACCCCATCGCAAGGGGTGGCAAGAGACTTGCGCCGTCAAGGAATTGGAGCAAGTGGTGGCGGCGGCGTCTACACTGGCGGGAATAGATAAAGGATAAGATAATGGCTGGACAAGGTGGAAAAGGCGGCGGTCAGGTAGCGCAGCCATTTAACGTAAACCAAGCGGCGGCTGGCGCATTGCAAGGCGCGCTTGGTGGCACGCAGGCAGCAATGACAGGCCCGCTGCAAGTTGGCGCGTTTATGAATCCATACACGCAGCAAGTGATTGATCGCACGCAGCAGGACATTGCTAGGCAGCAGGAGATGGCAATGAACCAGCTTGGCGCTCAAGCAACAGCGGCGCGTGCGTTTGGTGGATCCCGCCAAGGCGTTGCCGAGGGCGTTGCTGCTGGGGAATACGGGCGCATGGCAGGCGATATTGCAGCTCAGCAGCGCCAAACCGGATATGCCACAGCAATGCAGCAGGCAATGGCCGACAGGCAAGCGCGCCTTGGCGCAGCATCACAGCTTGGCGCATTGGGCCAGCAAGCATTTGGCACGGGCCAAGCGATCCAGCAGCAAACTGCGCAGCAGGGCTTATTGCAGCAGGGATTGCAGCAAGCGCTCATTGATGCAGCAAAAGGCCAATACGCTGGATACACAGGCGCACCACAGGCAGCTCTTGCCGCGCCATTGGCTGCGATTGGAGCCTCGCCAGTGCCACAGGCAACAACGCAATCACGTCAGCCCGGTCTGTTTGATTATCTTCGCTTGGGCGCAACAGCTTACGCGGGAATGTAAGGAATGAACGGCATGGAAAACCAAGGTTTAAGCTTCACAGAGCAGGACTTTATCGGTCAGGAAAAGACAGACCGCCGCAAGAATATGGCTGGCGCGCTTGCTGGATGGTTAAACAGCATGTCGATCAACCCTGACCCAAACTTGCCGCAAGTCTTGCAGGCAGCGCAATCAAGGCGCGCAGACAAGATTAAGGGCAACCGCACGGTAAATATGCTTGAGCAGGCTGGCCGGACTGATCTTGCCGACATGGTAAAAGCAGGAACGCTAGACCCGAAGCAAGCAGCAGCGCAGCTATTTGCAGAAGCTGGCGAGCGTCGTGCGTTTGAGCGGCAGAAGGAATTGGCAGACTATAAGTTTGGTTTGGACCAAAAGCTTGCTTCGGCCAAGACCGTTAAGCCTCTTACGCAGCTTGCGAAGATAAAAGCCGACTTTGACGCTGGCCTACTTAGCCCAGAAGATTACAAGATTGCCGTTGAGACATTTGCCAACAAAAACAAAATGGGAGTTAGGGTAGGTCCAGACGGGACAATGGAGTTCGTCCAAGGCGCTGACCTGCCAAAGCTAACAGAGGCTCAAAGCAAAGACATTAATTGGGCTGCTAGGATGACCGGAGCGCTGCAGGCATTTGAGCCTGTCGCAGATGTATTAACATCTCCTACAGATAAATTGTTTGGACTAGACCCAACTGGATTGGCAAGGTACGGCCAAAGCGGAGATTACCAAAAAGCAGAGGTGGCTGGGCTTGAGTTCTTAGCGCCATTGTTGCGTAAAGACACTGGCGCTGCTGTTACGCCAAAAGAGTGGGATTTCTATAGCCGAATCTACATACCGACAGTTGGGGATCAACCAGAAGCTTTGTCCCAGAAAAGAGCTGCCAGAACACGCGCCCTTGAGGCATTGAAGTTAGGCATCCCGCCAGAATACGTCACTAGGGTACAAGCTGTTAATGGCGATCCCGTGCAGGAAGCTATTTCAGAGGGCCTTATCGAAGCGCCAGCGGCGCAGCAGCAGCCAGCGGCGGGTAGCATGTCAGACGATGACCTGCTGGATAAATATAAATAGTTACGGAGACTGAGCGCAGTGGCTACATATGAAGAATATATGAGTGCAGCTAGAAACGCTGATGCTGCTGGGGATCAAGCCGCAGCGCGTCAACTGGTTCAAGCCGCGATAAAGGCCCGTGGGGAGCAGGCCCCTCAAGACCAGATAGACACATTTGGTGAAAAAGCTGAAGATGTCGGTAGGGCTGCTGCCGCTGGCGCTGGGCGAGGGGTAATAGGAACACTTGAGTTGCCCGAGATGGCTGGGCGCGGGTTGCTTAGGCTTGGCCAAGAAGGCTTGCAAGCAATGGGGTATGACGTCGGAGAAGATATACCCGTGCTTGATACCGCTACTGGAAGAGCCTTGCGATCAGGTGTAGGGGCGCTTGGCCTTGAAGATGAGCTTGCGTATCGCGGCCAGACTAGAGGCGCAAGAATACTAGGCACTGCGGCAGAATTTGCTGGTGGTGGTGGCGGCTTAGGCATTGCGGGCAAAGGTTTAAAAACTGCTGGACAGGTTGCAGGCAAACTAGCCCCAAAGGCTGGAGACGTAGCAGAAAGCGTAGGCCAAAAGGTTATTTCTGCCGGAGTTTCGGCCCCAGCAATAACGACAGCAGGGGTTGCTGGCGTTGGCAGCGAGCTTGCTGGGGAGGCAACTGAAGGCACCATATTTGAGCCTTATGCAAGAATAGCAGGCGCACTGGCCACGCCAGCGGCAGCGGCAAAAGCGTTTAACATCGCCGCCAAGCCTTACGACAAGTTGATAAAGCCATCAATGATGGCAAAGCAAATCAACACAGGTAATCGCTCTGTCGATGAAGCGTTAGGAAAAGCGATAGTTCAGCCGAAATACGAAAATCAAGTTATAGCTAAAAACGCGGCTTATAAGGCGGCTGATGAATTAGGCGATGTGTTCACGCCGACAGACATAAGCGGCTTGGCAGAGGGCGCTAGAAACCGACTTTTTTCTGGGGAAAAAGGAACCACAAAATTTAACCCAAAGCACGACAGGCATATAGGTGAAGCACTGGATAGAATTGACGATGCGGCAACCTCAAGTACGGGGTTCATTGGGCTAGATGCACTCAAGCGTGATCTATATTCACTTTACAAAAAGGGTTTAGGTCAAGGCGTGAAGGCGTATGATCCAAGGCTGAAGTCAGTAATTGATGACTTGGATGATCTGATGGCTTCTAAGTCACAAGGCAGTCGCCTTATGAACGCAGCAAGATTGGCAAACAAAAGGCTGAAAAAGTCTGAGCTTCTTAGGGATAAGCTGGAGATAGCGGAGCTTGAGACAGCAGCGGCTGGAACTGGCAGCAACATCTTAAATAAATATAAGCAAGCTATTAACAAAATAATCAAAAGCAAGCGGGATAGCGCATATTTTGATGAAGGCGAGCTTAACGCGATGAAGGCAATAGTTAGCGGCGGCATATCTGATGATATCCTTAGAAAGATCGGCGGCTTATCCCCTACGGGAGATAGAATGAGGTCAGCCATATTTGGCGTGGCTGCAATTATGGAGCCAATGACGCTTACACTATCTGCCGCCGGACTTGGTGGAAAGTTTTTCTCCGATAGTGCAATCAAAAGCCAGCTTGCGGATCTGGATAGACTTTTATCAACAGGCGCTACCCCGACAAGGATAACGCCACCTATGGCTCCAAGAGCGCTTGGACTTGCGGCAGAAGATGAGGAACAATAACATGCAACCACAACCAAAAGATCGCCGCGAGATAGAAAGCATTGTTCAGAATGCGATCAGCGAGGCCGTTGACTTCGTTGAAAGCGAAATCAGCCAAGACCGCATCAAGGCGCAGCGCTACTACGACGGCGAGGTTGATATTGGATATGAGGACGGGCGCAGCAGGGTTGTGGCAACTAAGGTGCGTGACACCATACGCTCAATCAAGCCGAGCCTTATGCGGATCTTTATGTCCAGCGCAAGGCCGGTAGAGTTTATCCCGAAAGGCCCAGAGGATGTTGCATTGGCCGAGCAGGCCACCAGCTACGTCCAGCATGAGTTTACGCGTCTTGATGGATACAGCGTGCTAAATGATGCGTTCCAAGACGCAATGGTGAAGAAGCAGGGCATCGTAAAGGCATATTGGCAGGATTACCCTGTTGCCGAGATATACACGTACACCGATTTATCAGACGATGAATATACGTTCCTGCTGGACGCTGATGACGTTGAGGTGCTTGAGCATACGATGGAGATGTCTATCTCTATGGATGAAATGGGCATGGAAGTTGAGCTTCCCATTCATTCGGTCAAGATCAGCCGCACAGAGATGAAGGGCGAGCTGCGCATGGAAAGCGTGCCGCCAGAAGAGTTCTTCGTTAATCGTGATTGCCGCTCATTTGACGATGCCTATGTCGTAGCGCACCGCACAGATATGCGTGTTGGTGACTTAGTCGAAATGGGCTTTGACTTTGATGTCATATCCAACCTAACGCCAATCGACGGCACAAACGACATGACCGGCGCAGAAGTGCTTGAGCGTCAGGGATATGAAGAAGACTTGTCCGACGAGGACGAGCTAGATCCGGCCATGAAGCTTGTAGGAATTACAGAGGCTTACATGCGTATGGACATAGACGGCACAGGCGTTCCGGTGCTGTATAAGTTCCTATGCGGCGGCACAGCATACGAGCTGCTGGATTACATGCCATGCGACGAGATACCGTTTGCCAAGTTTGAGGTCGATCCAGAGCCGCATAGTTGGTACGGCCATAGCGTATCTGAGCTAATTGAGAATGACCAAGACGCGGCAACATCAATCTTGCGGGGGATCTTGGATAACGTAGCCATGACCAACAACCCGCGCATTGGGATTGTGGACGGCGCGGTAAATATTGATGATGTGCTTAATAACGAGATCGGTGCTTTGGTCAGGATGCGCCAAGCCGGAGCCGTGCAGGATCTGAGCGTACCATTTGTTGCGGGCCAAACCCTATCTGCGCTGACATATATGGATCAGCTTACAGAGCAGAAGACAGGCGTTACAAGCGCCTCTGTGGGGCTGAACCCAGACGCATTGCAGTCTACAACCAAAGCAGCCGTTCAAGCCTCTGTGCAGGCCGCTGCGGGCCAGACAGAGGTAATGGTGCGTAACCTTGCTGGCGGTATGCGTGAGCTATTCGGCATTATGCTGCGCTTGATGAATAAGAACGTAGACGAAGAAAAGATGATGCGTATGAACGGCCAGTTTGTGCCGATTGACCCGCGTGTCTGGGATACGTCTATGGACATTAGCATCAACGTGGGGCTTGGCACAGGCCGCGAAGAAGAAAAGCAGATGGCATTGCAGCAAGCCTTGCAGATGCAGACTATGGTTTACCAGAACTATGGCCCAATGAACGGCTTGGTGAGCTTGACCAATATCCGCAACAACTTGGCTGACCAATTGGCTTTATCCGGCGTGCGCAATGCCGACCGCTACTTCGCGCCAATCACGCCAGAGATTGAGATGCAGATGCTACAGATGCAGCAGCAACAGCAGGCGGCAATGGCGCAGCAAGGTCAGGCGCAAGACCCGAATGCTGCATTCTTGCAGGCTGAGCAGATGAAGGCGCAGACTAAAGCGCAGACTGACATGATGAAGCTTCAGTTAGATGCTCAGAAAGCAGCGGCAGATGATGACCTCAAGCGCGATAAGATGGCTCAGGATCTGATGGTAGATGCCGCCAAGATATATGGCCAATACGGAACCGCAGTGGACACGGCTCGTATCAAGGCAGAGCAGGATAAGGTTCGCATGATCGGCGGCATTGCTCAGGGTACACCACAGTGAGCGCCGACATCCGCATACAAGCCGATGACGCAAAGCGGCTAAAGAATGACACGGCGTTTCAAGCGTTCGTGGACGATGTTCGTGAAGAGCAAATGCGCCTCTTCGCCAACAGCGCAGCCTCTGACATAGAGATGCGCGAAGAAGCGCACGCAATACTGCGTGCGTTAAACAAGATCGGTGACGCACTCGACGCTGCAATCGCAGCAGAGGTCATTTTAGATCGCAAACGAAGGAACTAGCACCGTGGAAGCGACTAGCCTAAATAATGCCGTAGAGGCAATGCTGGCCCCAGAGCCAACAGAAGAAAATCAAAGCGAAGCAGTGGAAGCAACTGAAGCGCCAACTCAAGACGTTGAGAGCGAAGTGGTTGATGATATTGCTGAAAGCGATGATGACGTTGAGGCATCCGACGAAGACATAGAAGACGTTGAATATGTCGATGATGACCAAATTGATGACGAAGACCTAGTAGAGGCGGCTGAAGACACCAGTTTCATCCCCGTTAAAATTAACGGCAAAGAAGAAAACTGGACACTGGATCAGTTAAAGCAATCTGCGGCGGGTCAGGGTTACATCAATCAAAAGATGCAAGAGAATGCCGCCTTGGAAAAACAGCTCAAGGAACAGTCTCAAGCATTAGCCCAGCAGCAGCAAGAAATCTTGGCTATGTATCAAAACGCACAGCAAGGTGGTCTGCAAGCCCCAACCCCACCGACTAAAGAGCTTTTCGACCAAGACCCTATTGGGTACATGGAAGCGAAGCTGCAATATGACGAGGCAAAGGCAACGCATGACCAGCGGCTAACTGAACTTCATGGAATGCAGCAGCAGCAAGCGAAGCAACAGCAAGAGGCTCAACAAGCCTACCTTGCCGAGCAAGCGCAAGTGCTGACACAGCATATCCCTGAGCTTGCAGACCCAGAGAAAGGCGAGAAGTTAAAATCAAGCCTTATAGAAACTGGGGTTTACTACGGCTGGACGCCAGAAGAAATGTCCAAAGTCGCAGATGCAAGGTATGTGCGGGCATTGAATGATGCGCGTAAGTACAGGCAGTTGGTAGCGAATAAGCAGAAGTCACAGGCAAAGGCTAAAGGCGTGCGTCCTGTGGTGAAAGCTGGTGCAAAGAAACGTCCAGATGGGCAGGCTGCTACCCGTAAAAAAGCGCAACAGCGCTTGCAGAAGTCAGGTTCAATCGATGACGCATTGAGCTTGATGTTAAAAAGCTAACTCCTTGAAAGGATTAAGGAAATGACACAGCCGACTAACACATTCGACACATATGATGCCATTGGCATCCGTGAAGATTTATCCGATGTGATTTACAATGTAGATCCTGACGAAACACCGTTCTACTCTAAGTCGAGTAAAACAAAAGCACGCAACACATTGGTTGAGTGGCAAACACAAGCGTTGCGCGCATCTGCGGTAAACGCTCACATTGAAGGTGACGCAACATCTGCTGATGCCGTTACCCCAACTGTACGCCTCGGCGCACGCACACAGATCTTTAAGAACGCTGTGGTTATTTCAGATACGGATGAAGCGGTAGACAATGCCGGTCGTGCAAAAGAAATGGCTTACCAGACTTTGCTTATCGCTAAAGAGCAAAAACTGGACATCGAAAAAGCTCTGTTTGCCAACCAAGGCAACGTAGTTGGCTCCTCAACTGCTGCACGTAAAACTGGTGGTGTACCATCATGGTTGATTACTAACGTAAACTTCCAGTCTGGTAACTCTGGTGCAAACCCAACCGGCGACGGCACAGACGCCCGTACAGACGATGGCACTCCAACTGCATTCTCGCAGGCCAAGTTTGACGACGTTATGCAGTCAATCTGGGAAGAAGGCGGCAAGCCAGATACTTGCTATCTGTCAGCCTTCCAGATGAACGTTGCTTTGGGCTTCACTGGTAACAACAACCAGCGTTCAGCGGTACAAGCTGGTGACGAGACTGTTGTTAAATCACTTGCAGTCTACGTGACTCCTTGGGGTACAGTACAGTTCATGCCATCACGCGAAAACCGCAGCCGTGACGTGTTCATTTTGCAAGACAACATGTGGGAATGCGCAGTATTGCGTGGAACCAAGAACGTTGCCTTGGCGAAAAATGGCGACAACACCACACGTCAGGTGACCACAGAGCTGGCGCTTTGCTCGAAAAACGAGAAAGCCAACGGCGCGATTTACGACAACACCACATCGTAATATAATACAAGAAGGGGCGGCTTACGCCCCTTCTGCTTAACTGAGGGAATGACATGAAAAAAGTTTTAGTTGTAGGCCACAAGATCCACACATCAATCGGCAAGCTTGTCAAAGG